TTTAATAAATGAAAGGGGTGAGGGAAGATGTGTGAAGCATGTTTGCAATTTTTTCTGCCGATGCATCCGCCGAGAACGACGCATCAGCAGAAGGAAATCCGCTGCTTAAAAAATAAGCCAATCGTCTATGAGTCGGCAGCACTTAAGAGTGCCAGGTCTAAATTGATGGCGCATCTTGCTGGGCATGTGCCGGCAGAAAAATGGACAGGGCCAATTCGATTACAAGTGAAGTGGTTGTTTTCAGGCGGTGGACATTATGATGGCGAGTGGAAAACAACTAGGCCTGATACGGATAACCTACAAAAGTTATTAAAGGACTGTATGACGGATCTTGGCTTTTGGGGAGATGATGCTCAGGTGGTATCTGAGATTGCAGAAAAGTTTTGGGCTAAGCAACCGGGTATCTTTATCCGGGTAGAACGGCTGGAGTTGGCTGAAAGGGGACTTGCTTTATGAGTTGGACTTATTTTGTGGATGCTGATAGCTCAAAAATGGGAAAACTTTTTGAGGCGCTAAAACATGAATATGAAAAGTGTAATTTTTGGCCAATGTATGTCGATGAGCAGGAGTTAATGCATGTTTTACTGGAAGAACGCAGAGAACTCCAGGAGGCTTATGATGAATGGAAGGCTACAAAATACACTTATGAAAGCGACGGTACAGGTACTCCGCTAAAGATAAACAAGGCCACCGATAAGCGTAGACGTGAAATGCTTCGTGGCCATACGGTAAAAATTATGCTGGAGGCTATCCAGGTAATTGCTGTATTGGATAAGTGGGAGGAACGCATATGAAGCCCAAAGGCACCAGGTGGACGCAGGAGGAAGATGTGTACTTGGTCGGTATGCTGGAGCGTGGGGGGCTATCGGTTGAAGAAGTTGCCAGCGATTTAAGGCGGGAGCCATCTACGGTGCATTCAAGGGTGGCCACACTGAAGAAGTTCTGGCGGTATGGCCACTTGCTGGATCAATGGGATGCTGAAAGCTGAGGTGACCATGGACGCGAAAGAGTACCTAGGCCAGTATCAGCTGGCGGAAGCGGAGATTGAGGCCTGCTATGAGCAGATCGCCGCCCTGCGTGACGAGGCGACACGGATGAGTGCTGAGTTGTCTGATATGCCCGGTGGCGGCGAGTGTCGTGATCTGGATGATATTGTAGCGGAGATGGTGGACTTGCGGGCAGAGCTTATTGAGCGGATTCGGCGGGCCAACCAGCTGCGGAAGGAAGTTTGCGATCTGATCTATAGCCTGGAAGACGAGCGGCTGGTACGGTTGCTGCACTTGCGTTATGTGGATTGCCTCAAGTGGGAGGATGTGGCGGAGCGAATCGGGACGGATTTACGTTATGTATACAGGTTGCACGGTAGGGCACTGCAAAAAGTGACCATTACATGACCACTATAAAAAGTGCTATAGTGTATGTGGAAGAAAATAATCCAAGCACCTCCTTTCCTCCTTTTTGATAGAGCGCCCTTAAACGGGGCGCATTTTTATTGGAGTAGATATTATGAATGACCCGAGATACAAGACAAAGACTTGGCAAAAGATGAGAGCGCAAGTTATTGCTAGGGATTGCTTTGAGTGCCAGCGGTGCAAGCAGATGGGTAAGGTGGGTCCGGCTGAGGTTGTACACCACATAAAGCCGGCAGATGATTTCCCGAACCTTTTTCTTTCCGAGTCCAATCTGCAAACGTTATGCCGCGTTTGTCACGAGACAATACACGGACGACTTGGCGGTAGGAAGCTAAACAGTAGATTCCCAGAGAGGTGGTAGGATGACTGGTGTAGAGGTAGCTATTAAATTATTACAGCAAGATTTTATGACAGCACAAGAGCGTGCGGTGGTAAAGAATGTGCTCGAGGACCTGGTTCTTAAGCCCGATCCGGAGCCAGTCGTTAAAGATCTGGACGGGGACGCTGTCATTGATTATCTTATAGACCGTATATTGGATAGATATGCCTATTTGTTTGCGCCAGCGGATGAATATCAAGATATACCCCCCGGGTAAAAATTTTGAATTTATACTTGTGAGTGGTAGACCGCGCGAATTCCCGATTTTTTATATGTATATACTTAACCGTGTAAGGGGGGTGTGATGTGATGGCAGCAGTAACAGCAAATACCTTGCGCAAAGATTTAATTGGGCAGTTAAAAAGCAAAGGTGCGGTAGAACGATTTTATGTTGATCTGGTTGATCAATATATATTTTTTTGGTCTACCACCAAGCGCCTACAAAAAGATATTGAGGACCGAGGCGTCTCAGTGTCTTACGACAATGGCGGCGGGCAAAAAGGGGCCAAAAAGAATGACAGTATTGCAGAGTTGGTTAAAGTAAACGCCCAAATGATTAAAATTTTAGACAAACTAAAAATACAAGCGCCGGAAGCTAAGCTTGAAGATGACGAGCCGTCACTCAACCTTGTCTGAGCGCAGGGCCAACTATGGCCCGCAAATAAATGAGTACATGGACATGGTCTACAATGGCGATGTGCTCACAAACGAACATATAAAAAAACTCATGCCGTATGTGGAAAGCAGGCTTGAGCCGGATTATGTTTATATCGATCAAAAATCCATAAACTTGGCCGTGAAGCTAGTAGAGAAATACTTTGCTTTGCGGCTTTTTGAGTGGGAAAAATTTGCTCTCGCCTTGCTCCACGCTTACGACACGAGAGACGACACCGTGCTATTCCCCGTCCTGCTTATTATGGTAGGACGCGGGAACGGCAAGAACGGCTTTATTAGTATGTTGGTTTGGTACTTAACGACTCACTATCACGGCATCAAAGAATATAACGTTGACATTATCGCCAACGCAGAGGAGCAAGCCAAGACATCCTTTGACGATATCCTTTATATGCTGGAAGAAAACTGGAAGACGCATGATGATGTACCGGGATTAAACAAGCTTTTTTATAAGTCAAAGGTCATGATTAAATCCTTGCAGACCAACTCGACCATCAAATACAACACGTCAAATGCCCACACCAAAGACGGTAAGCGGTCCGCCTGCCTGGTCTTTGACGAGATCCATGAATACGAAAACTTTAGCCTGATCAACGTTTTTACCTCAGCTTTTGGTAAAAAGCAGCACTCTAGGCAGCTCTATATCACAACCAATGGCTATGTGCGTGACGGCGTGCTGGATAAAATGCTTGTCATTGCCAAAGATGTCTTAAATGGTGAGGGCGATGATCTCGGCATGCTACCTATGCTGTATAGCCTAGATGATCGCAAAGAGGTGACAGATAAGGATGCATGGGTTAAAGCCAATCCCTCTCTGCCCTATCTGCCCATCCTCAAAAAAGAGATGGAGAAAGAGTACGCTTGGATGCGCAAAATACCGTCTAAAGCGACCGAGTTTTACACCAAGCGGATGAACCTTCCGGCGGTGGATGCCTATACAGCTGTAGCCACAAAAGAGCAGATAGACGCTACCAATCGAGAGATACCCCTTGATGACCTTGTCGGCTGCGAGTGTATCGGAGCAGTCGACTATGCCAGTGTATATGACTTTGCGTCGGTTGGCTTGCTGTTTAAAAAAGACGGCCTTTACTATTGGCTTGAGCACAGCTTCGTTTGCGAAAAAACACTGGAACCTGGCCGGACAGAGATTAAGTTCCCGGTCCGTGAGATGGCTCAAGCCGGGCACCTGACAATCGTAAAAGACGACAGTATTAAAGCGGACTATATAGCCGATTGGTTTTTATATATGGCTGAGAAATATAACATCGTTGATATAAGAGCGGACAGGTACCGCATCAGCTTGTTGCGGTCCGCTTTCGAGGAAACGGGACTCCCCCTCACAAAAGTGGCAGTAGGGGCCAGGACTCATAACGAGGTTGCTCCAATTATTGACACCCTGTTTGCCCAGCACCAGCTGGTGTGGGGAGATAACCCGGTTATGCGGTGGTACACCTATAACGTCTACCAAGACCGGGATAAAAAAGGCAACATCGAATACAAAAAAATAGAGCCGGAAGCCCGAAAGACTGACGGCTTTTTTGCTCTTATCCACGCATTGACCGGCGAAGCTCAAATTGAAGACGTCTCGCATATCGACAGTATTGATATGGCCCCGCTATTTTTTTAGGAGGTGATCACTATAGCTATTGATTTTAAGCGCTGGTTGGCACAAAAAATCATCGGTGGCGACTCTCTCTCTCCCGTGGAGATAAGCTGCCTGCCGTCTGAAGTCAACCTCGCCTATAGGGCGTTTGCCCTTAACTTGTGCATTAACCACATCGCCCAAACCTTGTCCCTTGGCGAGTTCTTAACCTTTGAAAAGGGCAAAGAGGTTCGCGGAGACCTTTATTACTTACTTAACGTATCCCCGAACCAAAACCGGAATGCAACGCATTTTTGGCGCGAGGTCGTTGAGCGGCTGGTCTACCATGACGAGGCGCTAATCTATCATGATGTACGGGCCATTACGCAAAATGGAGAGCCTAAGGACCGGTTCTTTTTGGCCCGCAGTTATGATAGGCAAGACTACGCCATGATAGATAACCGTTACTCCGAAGTCGACGTAGGAACACGAGATGCACCGTATATTTTGCGTGAAAAGTACATCGAAGAGAGAGACGTACTGGTGCTCAGATGGCACAATCATCGCTTGCATGAATACATGAACAATATGTATCAAGATCTAGGCAAATTGATATCATCGAGTACCGCCAACTATGAAAAGAACGCATCCGTTAAAGGCATCCTAAGCATTGGGACAGACTTTAGTAAGCGGCCTGACGCCCAGGAAAAGTTGCAAGAGCTCATGGACCGCCACACGAAAGCCTTTTTTAAGTCTCAGGGGTCGGCGCTACTCCCCCTCACCAAAGGTTTAGAGTTCCAAGAGCTGTCCGGCTCGAGTACCGGACAGTCAAGCTCGAACATGGCCAGAGAGCCTAGAGGGTTTGTTGATGACGTGCTGGATCTGACGGCCATGACTTTTGGCATACCGCCATCTTTACTAAAATCCGATTTTGCCGATTTAGATAACGTCGTCAAACAGTATCTAACCTTTTGCATAAATCCAATAGCAGAGATGATTACCGACGAGATCAACCGCAAGCTATATACAAAAAATGAGTACCTATCGCACACTTACGCAAAGCTAGATACGACCTGCATCCGCGCCGTAGATATAAAAGATATCGCATCGAGCTTGGATATCTTAACGCGCATCGGAGCAAACACTATTGATGACAGTCTTAGAGCCTTGGGCCGTGAGCCACGCGGTGACGACATCGGCACACAACGCTTTATGACGAAGAACTATGCACCTGTTGAAGACGTGATCGAACAGAAAGGAGGCCTGTCTAATGGAGATGAACAAGACACCAGTAGCTAATCGGCTTGGAGGTGATCCGCATATCTCCCCGGCACAGGGTAAAGTGCCGCAGTTTAAAATGGGCGTCAAAGAGTCAGACAGAGACAGCGTCGAAATTTACATGTATGGAGTGGTGGGGCAGTCCTGGTACGACTACTGGACCGATGAATACCACGAAGGAAACACGACAGACTACTTTAAGCGGGTCCTTTTTGAGGAGCACCCTGATGCAAAAGCAATTACTCTCTACGTGAACTCGGAGGGGGGAGACGTTTTTGAGGGTACAGCTATGGCTAATATGCTTAGACGCCATCCGGCGCAAGTTACCGCCGTAATCGATGGCTTTGCTTGTAGTATTGCCTCTGTCATTACGGTTGCAGCGGACACAGTCAAGATGCCGCGCAACGCAATGATGATGATCCATAACATGTGGACCGTGGCTATCGGCAATGCTCAAGACTTGCGAGCTGTGGCGGACGACATGGACAAGATGATGGAGAGCAATAGGACAATCTATCTCGACAAAGCAGGGGATAAGCTAGATCCAGAACAGCTAAAACAAATGCTGGACGACGAAACCTGGCTGTCCGCCGAGGAATGTCTGGAGTATGGCCTATGCGATGAGATCCTCGAACAAGCTAAAACCGAACCCGACTCGGAGCGCATAGAGCAAAACGTATCTCAACGTTATGAGCGCATCCAGGCCATGCAAAAAGCACGCTATGAGTCTCTGCCAAAAGTAGAGGCGGAGCCGGATCCGGAAGCGGAGCCAGAACCAGAACCGGATCCGATTGAACCATATAATTACCTGAGCAGATTTACGAAGGGAGATAAATAATGAAAATCAACGAAAACAAACTTAAAGAGCAATTGGTATCTGCTGAAACACCTGAACAAATGGCTGATGCCATCGACGGCGAAATGCAAGCCTTCGCAGAACAACTGCAAAAGCAAATTATCCAGGAAGCCCAAGTCTATGGCAATGATGCTCAAGTCCTCGCTGCCCGTGGCGTTCGTCAGCTGACCACGGAAGAAAAAGAATATTATCAAAAATTTATCGAGGCAGCTAAGTCTCCAAACTTTAAACAAGCCTTAACCAACCTTGATGTGGTCATGCCTAAAACCATTATTA